GCATCTCTATATACTTCAGCAAGTAACTTTTATAGATTTCAATTATTCCAGCTAAGTGGTAGCGGTAATGTAGAGTGTGTAGAACTGTATAGAGGTGAATTATACCCAACTAGCGAAAGTCCATACGAACATACTAGTGAACCATTCTACTCTTATACAGGTTCATTTAATGATTTTATAATTTACTAATATGAGTACAAATAAAAAGGGAGCAGTCAAATCACCATCTACTGTTAAGGTTTTAAACTTATCTGATCAAGGAGGATATATCTTACCAAAGATATCTGAATCTTCTCGTTCAAGAAAGGCCTGGGTCCAGTATGGTATTTCAGCTGCTGATGACTTTTTTACTGAGCTAATTAAAGCATACGAAACATCTCCTACCAATCAGGCATGTATTGATAGTTCTACTGACCTAATCTACGGTAAGGGTATTAAGAGTAAGGGTAACCAGCTTGTAGAAGACTATCTTTATAGTTTAACCACTGATGAAGAGATTCGTAAGATAGCTTTTGATTATAAGCTATTCGGTAATGCTGCAATTCAAGCAGTATTTAATACCGGAAGAGATAAGATTATTGGCTTCTATCATTTACCAGTCGATACTTTAAGATGCGAGAAAGTAGACGAACTAGGAAACATTCCTGGATTCTATTATTCTCCAGATTGGAATAACAAGGCAATAAAACCTAAATACATTCCTGCATTCGGTCAAAACCAGTGGGAAGATGACGTACAAATAATCTACTTTAAAAAGTATTCACCAGGTAAGTTCTATTATGGTATTCCTGATTACTATTCTTGTATTCAATATTGTGCTGTTGAAGAGGAAATAAGTAACCTACATGTTAACAACATTAGGAATAACTTTATGCCCTCAACCATTATCAACTTTAATGGCGGTGTACCTGCAGTAGAGGAGCAGTATAATGTAGAGCAGGGTATTATCAATAAGTTCTCAGGTACAACTAATGCTGGTAAGTTTATTCTTTCTTTCAACGAGAATCCAGAATACAAGACTACTGTAGAGATGTTAAGACCAGAAAACTTACATCAGCAGTACGACTTTATTGCTGAAGAGTCTTCTAGAAAGATAATGCTCGCACACAGAATTACGTCTCAGTTACTATTAGGTATTAAGACTGCAACTGGATTTAGTTCAAATGCCGACGAGTTAAAAGTATCTTATGAGATTTTCTACTCAATGGTAATCAATCCAATGCAGCAGGAGATAATGAAACAAATTCAGGGTATAATTGAGTACAATGGATACGATGCTTCTGATTTATACTTTGTACCACTTATTCCTTTTGGATTCTTGGCCGAACTTATGGCTGATGCTGGTGCAGAAAATGCTCAAGAGATTATCGAAAATCCTAACGATGTTCCTGATCTCGAAGACGAACAAATTCAAACTACTGATGGTGAGTTACCAGGAGCTATGGCACCTAATCCTAACGAGACTATAGGTAATGTTGTAGGGCCTGAGAATGTAGGTGCACAAGGTCTATCTAGAATAGAGAGAGACTGGGATAGCTTTAAATTAAACGAGAATTACGAAGTAACAACTGTATAACATATGTCAAGAAACATTTTATTCTGCTCAAGGAATGATATCGTAAAACGTACGATTCTAGGCGGTAATATCGACCCAGAAAAAATTATTCCGTTTATAAAGACTGCACAAGACAAGTATCTCTTGCTAATACTGGGTACAGTGTTATTCGATAAAATGCAAGACGATATTGCTGCAGGAACTTTAACTGGAAGATACCTAACTCTACAAAACGAGTATATTATCGATACTATTGTACATTATGGAATGGTAGAGGCTTTACCTTTCCTTGCCTATACCTTCGGTAACGGATCTATTTCCAAAAACTTAAATAATGAGCAAGCTAGTTCACCTACTAAGAACGATGTAGACTTTCTATTACAGAAAGAACTTGCTACCGCTCAGTATTATGCAGAGAGGTTGATGACCCATCTTGTTGCACATAACGACTGGTATCCAGAATATGTACAAACTACTGGCTTTAGCGATAACGTTTATCCTGATATGGGTCAGCAGTATAGAAACGGTTGGGTTATCTAATAAAGACTAATGGAGAAGCGGACAGAAAGAAGAAATTACGCCGGGTACTTACCTAAGCGTGCAAACATAACAAAATTAGAGCTCTACTTGAAGGAGGGCGGTAAGAGTACACCTGCTACAAATAATAAAGTACAGGGGAGTAAGATTGGTAGGGTACTAAAAAATAAAAGATTCTAATGCAAACCTATTATTCCTTTGTACAGTTTATTAATAATGTTTGTAGTGCACATCCTAGTGTAACTACTTTCAGTATGGATGATATACGAAATATTGATACTGAGAAGCAGACTTTATTTCCTCTTGCTAACCTTATTGTTAATAACGTTACTGTAGATTATGGTCTTATGACCTATAACATAACACTTATGGTAATGGATAGGGTTGAGGTAATACAGGAAGATTCAATTGGACCTCTCAACGTTTTAGACTATAACTATAGGGGTCAAAGTAACATTGTTGACGTACATAATACTTGCTTGCTGACTTTAAACGATATTATTTCTTACATATACCGCAATCCTCAAGCATTAGACTATAACGTTACTACTTCAGCTCTAGTAACTCCTTTCGAAGAGAGGTTTAGCAATTTACTTGCAGGTTGGGCTGCAGATATAAACATTACTGTAGGTAATCCTCAACCAATGTGTGTAATTAGTCTAGATGCTAACCAAGCAGCAGGAGGTGAGAATGCATGCTAGCCAAAACCGTACAGGACGCACAAAGGAAATGGGCTGCTAGTGTAGTAGCAAATGCCAAGTCTATTTTACTAAGGGCCGATAAGGTCGCTACTGGAAACCTAATGAACTCTCTCGGGTATAGTCTAGATGTACGTACCGGAGATATAGAATTTTTTAGTGCCTCTTATGGAGAATTTGTAGAGAAGGGTAGAAAAAAAGGAGCTAGATTTCCTCCATCCGATCCTATATTAAGATGGATAAAGGTCAGGGGAATTAAGGGTAGAGATAAAAAGGGTAGATTTATTACTGATAAGTCGCTTACTTTCTTGATACAGAGGGCGATATCCAGAGACGGAATAAAACCTTTACCTTTTTTTAATTTAGCTATAAGGAGAGCAGGAGGTGTAAAGGCGTTAAACACTGCTGTAGCCGAGGCTATAAAGAAAGATATAGCTTTAAAAGTAAAACAAGCCTTAAAGTCTTAGCATTATAGAATCAAATACTAATGTTATAAGTATATGTCGATTACAATATTACAGAAACCAGGGGATATACAGCCGGCACAATCGCCGATAATATTCTCAGTAGTAACTAGCGGTAGTAACGCTTATACTGCATCTAACTTCCAGTATTCAGCAAACCTGTATATATGGGCCGGTACCCCTAACGATTCTGGCTCGTACATTTATCAGGCGAGAAAATTTCCAAATGCGTCAGGTAGCGGCATATTTGATTTTAGTAGATTAATTAATTCTCAAATAGATGATCTTTCTGCCGAGAATCCTTCTAATATAAAATATTACAAAGCGGAATTCGGATACCAATATCAAACCGGAAGTCAATTTGTTAGTAGCTCAGTACTGACTCAGGTAACGTGTAGTGTTTCAGGTACATTATTTAAAGCATACGACGGATATGCAGTATTTCCTGACGATATCAATTCCACTCTTTACGATATCGATTCTTGCTATCCCTTTATGACCGATATGTGTACTGTAACTCAGTCAATACAACTTACAGATACAAGTCTTCTAGGCAGTGGATCTTATAGAGCCGTTCCGGTATGGAGAGGTTTAACTGACGCACCTTATATAAGCGAGTTACAAGTTACTGCAAGCTATGCAAACGGGGCCGTTAATAATGCTAACTTTAGTATAACTGAAATAGCTAACGTAACTACTTCCAGACAGGTGTATAATAGTAAAGGTGCACCAGGTGATAATTGGAATCTCTTACCAACATCTAGTGGAGGATTTCCACTTACCTCTTATGTAGTAAAGGCAGTCTCGGGTTCTACCGTAATGTCTAGCCTACCTTATCAGATAGAAAACGAATGTTATTATACTCCTGTAAGGGTGGCTTATAAAAACAAATACGGTCAGTTTGACTGGTTTAATTTTTATAAAAGACATGATATTACTTTCAATACCGATCAACGTCTATACCAACCGCAGTTAGGTACTTGGGGTGCACAAACTCTTACTTATAGCAAATTTCAAACTCGTCAACAGAGATACATTGTAGATGCTACGGAAATATTGTCGGTTAATACTGATTATATTGAAGAGGGATATAACGAATTATTTAAACAATTACTTGTATCAGACGAAATATACTGGGTCATAGATGATCAAGGTACTGTAAGGCCTCTAACTGTACAAACAAATAGCCTTCAGTTTAAGACACACGTCAACGTGAAACTAATCCAGTATACTATAGTATTTGATATCGGTCAGCCGTTTAAATTTATAATTTAATGGGGGTATTTACTACACAAGGTTATTCTGGTAAATTAGTCGCAGGATCGGAGCAGACTATATTAGATACGTTTAGAGATGAAGAAATAAAGGTATCTAATAATGTACTTGACTTATTTGATCTTGGGGAGGTTCCAGGGACATACACGCAGACATTAACTCTACCGGGTACTAAAAAGAATAATAGATTCTTTGAACACTATTACGACATTTCAGTTTATACTCCAGATGTATTTAATACCAATCAGGTAGTACCTGCATATCTGGACTTTGATTCATTTTATCTAGTTAACGGTTACATACAGCTACAGAAAGTAAATGTAATCGAGAATAAGTTTGTTGATTCTTACGAGGTAACTCTTTTTGGAATTGTCTCCAATTTCAGCGTAGATACAAGAGCATCTTTTCTTACCGACCTAACTAACCTTAGTGTTTATAACCATACTTCTTCTTTAGCTAACATAACTGGAAGTTGGACTGGAAGTTTATTTAACTATGATATAGTCTACCCTATGGCCGAATACGGTCAAAAGATAGAATATGCTAGCAATACCCCGAATTATGGAATAGATGAAGCTTTAGGAAGTCTTTCATTACAAGATTATAAACCTGCAATAAGAATCAAAAGGGTATGGGATGCAATCTTTAGTCAATTCGGATATACCTATACTGGTTCATTTTGGAATCAAGAATGGCTTAATCAAGTATATTTAATTTGCAATAATGGACTTAGAGCTCCCGTATATCCTATATCTATAGAAACTTTCGGTCAAGGAAAGATTACTAATGTTTCAGGGTCGGCTATACAGCAGTTAACACCGAGTGTAACTGAGGGATTTAGATTTGATTCAGAAGTCTACGATTATAATGACAAGTTTACTTTAAGTAGTACTGGTGCTAGATACTCAACAGATATTACCACTTACCTTACTCTAAAATTAGACCTAGCATTTGAGGTATCACATAGTGGTGGTGCCGGTAGTGGTGCTCCCCTCTTCTATCTCTACTTTAAAAATACAAATACAAGTTATGCTGCTACAGCGTCGTTAGATATTATTAACGATTACCTCATACAAAACTCTTACAGTAGAACTCAGACACAAACACAAATTTTTAGCGACTTTAAAGGAGTACAAGTACGTGTGCCTACTTTATTGTCAGGATCTTATGACATACAAATAAAGTACGAACCTTTTAATGTTAATAATTTTGTAGTAAAGTTAAATCCTAATGCTAGTAATCTATGTGCTTTAGAAGTAGTAAGAGTTAATCAGGCCGCCGATAATCAAATAATGGATATTCCCAGTAATATGCCTGCAGGTAACTCAGGTATAAGGGTAATAGACTTTGTTAGAGCGTTACAAAAGAAATTTAACTTAGTACTCTACCAAGATAAAACAACACCAGGCCAATTTGTCTGTGAAACTTTTAACGAATGGTATAAGCAAGGTGAAATAATAGACTTTAACAGGTATATTAATCTTGCGGAAAAAATTACATTTACTCCTGCAAACTCTCTTGCGTATAGACAAGTAAAATTCCAGGATGCTGAAGATACCGATTATGTTACTACTTTATTCAAGAGATTAAACAACAGAACTTACGGAGAATCTAACTTTTACGATAGTGCTTCTTTCTTTTCTCAGGGTCAGTTAAATGTTAATACTGAGGCAATAGCTTCAGCTACCCTTGCCCTGGTTCCTGGATCTAGCTTTAGCGGATCAGTTGCTACATCAGGTAGATGTACTCAATATAAAATTACTAATCCTGGAACGTCGACTGCTATAGTTTCCTATACAGATTGCTTCGATTATCAAATTAGTTTTGCATCTGTAGGTGCAGGACAAAGTACTCAAGTATGTGCTCTTTCTAATACAGCACTAACTATTGTATCAGGTATACCTCTTATAACAAACCAGGGTGCATGTACTAGTTTTTCAAATACAGGCAACTTCTTCCCTGTATGGATTCCTTACTTTATATCAAATGATCAGTATAGTCCTGCAAAGGTATTACCTAGGATAATGTTCTATAATGGTTTAACTAAAGCATCTCCCTATTACATTAGCGCATATCCTACTAATTCTACATCTTCTATTAGAGATACCATTTTAGAAACCTATCCTTATTTCGATAATTATTCATCAGGTTCAACCTTAAACGGATCTCAGTCTCTATTCCCTACTGAAAATGCAAGATCATTATTGTTTAATAACGAACAGGCAGTACTAGGATCTACTCCTACTCAAAATCTTATAAGTGAATATTGGAATTCCTACATATCACTGTTGTATAATCCAAGGACTAGACTTGTAGAGTGTTCGGCAGTAATACCTATAGGGGATTATGTAAATATAGAACTGAACGATATAGTAGAGTTTAGAGGTTCTTATTATCATTTAAGAGCAATAAACAATTACAACCTTAAAACAGGTCAATGTGATTTACAGCTTCTAGGTCCTATATTGCCGGATACTATTTCTGAAGTACTCTCTGGATCGTGGGCACCTTATAGTAATCTTTGCGACTTCACCTATACTGCTTCACTAGCAATGCCTTGTACTTCATTTACGGCAACTAAATTAAGTACATTCCTGAGTCAGGATAATATATACTGGATAGATTGCAACAATGTATCGCAGTCTGTAGCACTTTACGAGCCTGTATTGAATCCAGGGGAGTTGAATTCAATAACCTTCTGTGCAAAGAGTGGTAGTTTGTCATACAATAATACCCAGATCAGTGTTATAGATAATGGGATAGTATTTGGGAATTTGGAGGTCAGTTATGGGAAAATGCTTAAAATATAAATAAAATACGATATGTCTGCTTTAACAGGTCTATACATTAGTCAGAGCTACGGAGGACTAATTCATTTATCAACCAATACCGGTATCGTTTCCGGAACACCTACTCAATTACAGGATGGTATTGGTAATAATTTAAATCTTTGGATAAACGGTAATGGAGCCATTAGCGGATCTTCTTTTACAGGAAGTCTGTTTGGTACAGCCTCTCAAGCCGTTAGTGCATCTTGGGCACCTAGTACCGTTACAGCTTCTTATGCTCTAAATGCTTTGACTGCTTCATATGCGTTGAATGCAGCAAGCAGTACTGGCAGCTCATTCCCTTTTACAGGTAGTGCGATTATATCAGGGTCATTAGGAGTAACAGGTAGCGTAACCTTCAACTACTTTAACGTAGCTTCCGGATCTCCCGTATGGGCGGTGGGCGGTAATTTAATTACAGGCAGATCGGAGGCCGGCGCTGCTGGTACCGCTCAGTCTGCTGTAGTTTTTAACGGATACGTTTCTCCAGGCAATGCTACGACTTCGACTGAAGAATATAATGGAAACGTGTGGAGTGCAGGAGGTAGTACTATAAACCTGAGGAGAAACGGGGGCGGTGCAGGTACTCAAAATGCAGCTTTATCTTTCGGAGGTGAAGGGGGTGGTGGAGGTCTATCTGAAGAGTATAACGGATCTTCGTGGTCGGCCGGAGGAGCAATGATTAATAGTGTGAGACAGATGGGTAGTGCAGGGACGCAAAACGCCGGTTTGTCTATAGGCGGTAACGTAGCGGGAATATATACTAACGCTAGCGAAGAATATGATGGCACAACCTGGGCTACTGGAGGTAATTTAAGCGGTGTTAGAGGTCAATTGGCTGGAGCTGGTACTCAAAATGCTGCATTATCTATTGGCGGTCAAGGAGGAACTGCTCCTTCGTTTACTACCCTAGCTACCGTACAGGAGTACGATGGAGCCACTTGGAGTTCGGGCGGTAGTCTTATTTTAGCGAGATACGCTTTAGGTGGGGCTGGCACCCAGAATTCAGCTATAGCTTTTGGAGGGTGGAACGGTACAACTACTTACCGTAACACTGAGGAGTATAACGGTTCTTCATGGGCCGTGGGAGGTGCTTTGATAAACGCTAAAAGATATCCTGCCGGTGCCGGAGATCAAGCTGAAGGACTATCTGTAGGAGGTGCAACAGATTCTAATAGCTTTTTATCTCAAACAGAAGAATATTTTTCAAGCGGATCGCTAGTTTCATATAGTACTTTTACCTACTCTCAAGCAACTGGCCGTGTAATTTTACAGCAAGTATCTTCCAGTCTTAATTTTGCTAATGATGCCGCTGCGGCTGCAGGTGGGGTTGAATTAGGAGGACTATATAGAAGTGGTAGCTTTGTAATGATAAGATTGTCTTAAAATAATTTATGCCAAGTACTTATACTCTAACATTATTATCAGAACAGGCCAATAGCGGACCTTATTATGTAGTTACTTATACGACTGCATCAATATATGGTCCAGTGCAAGCCGGTTCGCCTGCATACCTGCCTGACGTAGGAAGTACTGCTGACGTAACTATTCAGGAAAATACAGCTAGTTATCTAGCCTTCAAGCTTACTAATAATACCTCTGGATGCGAGTATTGTAATAATAGTGTAATCCTTACTATTACAGGATCAGCACCAGTAGTACCTACATCTAGTCTCTGTTGTGCACCAACCATAACTAACGTAGCTGTAACAGGTAGTACTGCTAATATCTATTTTACGACACAAAGCGGTACTTGTGCATCTTGTGTAGCAATTACAGCACAAACTTCAAGTAATGGAGTTGATTGGGGAAGTAATACAACATCCGGCTGTACTTCGCCTTTCGTATTTAGCTCTACTACGGGATTACCTACAGGATCTTATGTAGACTTTAGATTACAAATGACTTGTTCAGGTAGTACTTCTAGCTCCTATTCCGATATATTCTCATGGGTAACAGGCTCAGGAGGAGGAGGAGGTGGCGGTACTGGTTCATTATGTACTACATATTGGACTGTAAGGAATGCAAGCTGTGGATATGGTACAGTAAATGACGTAGGTATAAATGGCTACTTCATGAATACTTTAGCCGGACCTTCTACTTTCCCTCTTACTTCTACTTTATATGGAACTAAAAGTAGTCCAAATGGAGTAAATTGTACTGCATCGAATTCAATAACAGTTAACGTCACTACTAACTTGCCGGGAACAGGTAATTGTGGTGCAGTGTTTATATACATTAATAGTTCTCCGGCACCAAACTATACTCAGTTCTTTACTTCAGCACCCTCTGTAACGATTAATGGTGTAAGTATTAGTAGTGGTGATAATATTGAGGTAATGGTAGCTTGTTTACCTGGATCCTGTCCGCCGTAAAAAAATTATACAATGAACAGTATAGATTTTAAAAATATCGAAGTAATGTTAAAACTTGTACCTAAAAAGTATAAGACTGAAAGCATAAGAATTGCTAGGGGTAAGTATAAGCTTCCAGTTACTTTTAAACAGTTAATAAAGAGAATCATCAATGATCCGTCATAAAGTTATAGTTGATATACCGGCTGATAAATCCTTGGGAGATTCAAAGCTAATAAGGTCTCATAACAGATTAAAAGAGCTGTTACCTTTATTTGAGACTATGAATCAAAATACTCCCTACGACCAGTTTATATCAGTTTACAATGAAATAACAGAATGTAGAAAGGTAACTCAGGGTTCGTTGATTACTACGATAACATATTAATTATAAGAGATGGCAGAAAAAATACAAGTAGTAGTAGATGTAAATACTGAATCGGTAACTATTGCAACCGATAGAACCCTTACACTACAGCAGCAGTTAAAAGTACTCAAGAGAGAGTTACAGACCGTTCCTGAAGGTACTAAGGAGTGGAATTTAATTAATGCTAAGTTCAACGATACTAAGGATTCTTTAGATAGAGTAAATGTAAAGTCTAGAGAACTATTTGGTACCTTAAACCTGATACCTGGACCTATTGGTGCTATTGCAGGTAAACTCAATGGCGCTATAGATGCAATTAAAGTATTTTCAGGGTTTAAGCTCACTGATATCCAGGCACAAATGAGTGCTTTTGGAGATGACATTAACGGAGTTATTGGATTCTTAGGTAAGATTACTGGTGTAACAAAAGTTTATACTGTAGCTAATACTATGCTTGCTAGAGCCTTTACCGCCGTAGGGGTGGCTGAAGGAGCGGCTGCTACAGGTGCTAGAGCATTTGCTGCTGCACTTACTGCAACCGGTATTGGTGCAATTGTAGTTGCAATTGGCGTAGCCGTTAGTGCGTTAATGGACTATGCCGAATCTGCCGATAAAGCAGCTGAGGCGCAAAAGCAATTGAACGAACAGCAGCTAAAGTTTGCAGAAGAAGGGTTGAAGGGTAATATGGCTGCAAATAAGAGAAATGAAGAGTTGGAAATTGCTAGAGCTAAAGCAGCAGGTAAGACTGAAGAAGAGATTTATCAGATTAGATTGAAGTATGCCCAACAAAGAACTGGTTTACTTGAGCAGAATGTAAAAGAACAGCAAGATATAAACAGGACTGCTACCAACGAATCTCTTACTGCAGTAAAGGATGCTCAAGCGGCTGAACAGATATTAACTCTAGAGAATGAGACTAGAAAAAGAGAGGCTGCACAAAAGACTTACGAGAAGAATAAAGAATTACAAAAGAAGAGACTAGAGGATCAAAAGAAAGAAATAGAGACAAGTAAACAGCTTAATGAAGCAGGCGAGGCTGCAAGGCAAGCTACTCTTGTTAAAGGATTTCTGAAGGCTAAAGAAATGTCTTCTCAAACTCAGGAAATAGAAGAGCAAAGAGCTAGGGAGAGATTTACGAGGGGTCAATTAAACGAAGAACAGTATCAATTAGCTTTATTCGACATCCAGGAGAAATATGCAACCGATCTTTTTGAGTTATCTAAAATACGTCTTGATAGAGAGCAGTTTATTAATGAACAAAGAGCTAAACAAAGGGATGAGTATTTAGAAAAACAAAAAGCTTCTGTAGAAAAGGAAAAGGAATATTTTAAGAATCTACAGGAAAGTACTGAAGCTGTTACCAGCAGTATGGAACAGAGTTTTACCCAACTACAGTTTGCTATAGGTAATGCATTAAGTAGTATTGGTAATTTATTTGAACAAGGATCTGATGGTCAGAAAATATTTGGAGTATTGTCAGTAGCAGTAAATGCAGCAACAGCTATTGGAGATATTATTTCAAGAACGGCAAGTAGCGTGGCTGCTTACACTAAGGCTGCAGCAGAATCGAAAGCAGCGATCGTATCTGGTACTGTTGCGTTAGCTGCCGGTAATCCTAGAGGTGCATTTCAGATCAAGGCCGGTATTTCAGGTGTTGCGGCTGCTACTAAAGGTATTGCATCTGCTAAGGCAGCCGGTGTTGCACAAGGTATTGCAGTAGCTGCTGGTGCGGCAGGTCAAATAGCTGCTATATTAAGTCAAAAGAAATCGACCCCTTCTCCTGGAGCTGCTGGCGGCGGAGCTGGCGGGGGCGGGGATACTGCAGTTCCTGCATTTTCTGCACCTACTGTTGCAGCACCTCAAGTTGGTGCTAGTGCAGCCCAGCAAGGTACTATTGCAGGAATTGTAGCCGGTACTGTAAATGCTAATCAATCTCAGACTCAACCTGTAAGAGCCTACGTTGTTCAGAACGATATCAGAACTGAATCTCAGCTTGATCGTCGTATTAGAACGGCAGCTAGACTCGGAGGATAATGTTATAATATCATAAATCGTTTGTATGCCAAAAAAATTACCTAGGAAGAAATATAAAATGTATATCGATGAAGAGGATATCGATACTGGTGTGTACGCTATATCACTCGTAGAATCACCAGCGATTGAGGAGAATTGGGTATATTTGTCAAAGCACTACCAAGTTAAGCTTCAAGAAGCTAATGGAGATAAAAGGCTATTAATTGGTCCGGTACTTATTCCAAACAGAGAGATACCTCGTTTTGATAGCGAAACTGGAGAGGAATACGATATTGTATTTGACGAAGCAGTGATTGAAAAAGCTGCTCAGTTATTTTTACAGCGCCAGTATAATAATAAGTCTACCCTAGAGCACGAAAAGCCTCTTGAAGATATATCAATAGTTGAATCCTGGATAGTAGCCGATCCTAATGCCGATAAGTCGAATGCTTATGGAATGAGTTACCCAAAGGGTAGTTGGATTGTAATGGCTAAGGTAAATAACGATGAAATCTGGAATGACTATGTTAAGACCGGTAAGGTAAAAGGATTTTCACTCGAAGGTTTATTTGGACATAACTTAGTACATGCGTCTAAGGAAGTTGACTTAAGTAAGATTCAGGACGATGCTGATGTAGAGTTTGCCGAAGAAATGCTTACTAGCATTAAAGGTGTAATTCAAAGAGATGGTAGATATAGGGGAGGTCAGTATGTAGACTTACAAAGTTATTCGGATTATCCAGATGCAGTTAAAAATAACGCTAAAAGAGGAATCGAATTAAATGAGAAGGTCAACAACAGGTGCGCTACACAAGTTGGTAAGGTTAGGGCCCAACAATTGGCACAAGGTAATCCTATATCCATCCAGACCATTAAGAGAATGTATTCATACCTCAGCCGAGCTGGAGCTTTTTACGACCCTTCTAATACTGATGCATGTGGAACGATTAGTTACCTACTATGGGGAGGGGATGCTGCCAGAAGATGGAGCCATGCTAAACTAAAAGAACTGGGCCTTGTAGAGGCTGAAACTTCAGTTAGTGTTTCTTCTTCTTATACCGGCCAATTTGGTAGCGGCAGGGTAGGTAGACATGGTGTAAAGCCTAGGTATAAAAACATTGCTGAACTACAGGCACAATACGTTGCCTGGAAGACAGATAGAAAAAATAAAAAGCGTTTTCCTGGTAATACAGGAGTAATGCATTCACCAATACCAACAGAAATGCAAGAAGAAAAAGAAATTAACGTACTTGGATATCATAC